TCCTTGGGCTTCCATCTGTGCCGCGAAGAACGGGATCCGTCTCAGCTGGGCTTTCAACTCCTCTTCGGTCTGAACCGGAGAGCGGTAGCTCGGCAGGAACTTTTCCTCGAAGTCAGGCTCGACCTTGGCCCCCTGGGCCGCCGCCGTCACCGCGGCCAATTTCCCCGACCTCGCCCACTCATCACCGAAGGGCTCGACGCGCCAAAATGCCATCCACCACCGCAGCTGTCTGAGCGTGATCTGCTTCGACAACCTTTCGACATCCCACTCGTGACAAGCCAGGGCCAGCCGCCCGAGGAACAGGGTCAGGGGCTGGCCGCGGATTTTTCCGCCTGGTCCTCGATCTCCTTGTCGTCGACCTTGAGGAGCTCGATCCCGACCTTCCAGACCTCGAGGAGCCCGTCGGGCTTCCAGGCTGCCAGGGTCGGGACGTCGGCATCGGTGAACAGTCGTTTCCCCGCTTCGTCGCACAGGAGCAGACAGGCCACCTTCGCGCGCCACGGGGCCGGCTGGCCCTTGTTGGCCTCACAGAACATTGCCCACTCGTCATAGGCCTGGGCGGTCGGATCCAAGAGGAACACATCCCCGCCCCACGCGGCGACATGGAGCCGCGTCGGGGGGGCAGTCTTGTTGGCCTCGAGGCCGAGGAGATCGTCGCGGGTCAGCATGGTTACCCCATGAATTGAAACTGGTACGAACCTTGGATCAGTTCACCGGCGGAGCCGACACGCTGAACGCTCGCCAGTTGGGCGGGCCAGCTCGTCGTGTTGCCGGCGATGGTGAAAGACAGCGTGGCCAAGAGGCCGATGTCGGAGCGGGCGAATGGGGGATTCCCCCAGCACCGGAAAGAGATCGAGCCGGGCTCGATCATGGTGATCTCGACTTGGCGGATCACCCGCGTGTTTCCGCCACTGCCGACGATCGTGGCGGTGGAGCCTGTGGTGTCGGTCGGAGACGCGGCAGAGTATTGCTCGTCGAATCCGATCAACCCGCCGAGCGCGACCCCGCCGAAAAAAACGGAGACGTTTTGGGCGGATGGGATCGCGGGCATCACCGACCTCCAGATCAGCCAGAGATCTTGAAGGTGGCCGTTCCCTTGACGAACTCACCGGCCGCCCCGCCCTCTTCGACATCGGTACAGAAGGCATTGCCGGTGATCGCCAGCCCGGAGCAGGAGATCGCGTATTTCGTGCCCTTTGTCGGGGGATTCTTCCCGAAGTATTCCAGGCTGATTTCGTCGCCGTCCTTGAGTGGCTCGGCCTGATACACCCGCAGCGAGTCGGCGGCCTGGGCGCAGTCGGATACATCGACGAGCGGGCGGGATTCCTTCCGCTTGATGTTCGTGGCGCGGAACTCGATGGAATTGAAGGAGAACGTGAGCCCCTGCATCGTGTCGATGACTGCGGGAAGTGCGGGCATTGTCACTCTCTCCAGCGGATGAAGATTTGCAGCTCGATCACGAAGTAACTGGGCAAGTCCTGCCCATCGGTGAGGTAGACGGCGGTGCCGTCGCGGTCAGCCGAAACGTGAACGTGGTCGATAATGGCCCCATGGGCAGTGCCGGTGAAGTTCTGGACCGCGGCCACGATGGCATCCGCCACAGTCCGGGCCGATGTCCAGCTGGCCCCGCAGACCTCGAGTGCGAACTCCCCATCCGCGAAGCCCGTCAGACCGCTGGTCTGGAGGGGGCGCTCGGTCGATTCCCGGGAGTAGACGACGAACGGCAGGCCGGCAGATTCCGACACGGCAACCGGCCAGGCCAGAGCCCCGGCGGCGGTCTCGATCGTGGCCTTGATCCATGCCTCGGGCGAACTCATTCAGCCTCCCCGGCCTGGTCGGCCTCGATCACGCCAGCGGCCAGGAGCTCGGCCAGCGTGGCGGCATCGACGAAGAGGGAATCCCCGGGAACGTAGGGGCCCCACGGGGCGGTGAACTTGACGAGGACCGTGTCCATGATGGATCTCCGGGGGATCAGCGGGGGCGGCGGGCAAGTTCTTTCACGGCAAGATCGAGCCGAATGCCCATCTGCATTTCGAGCTCAGACAGGATGCCGGACTTCTTTGCGGCGAGCGTGTCGCGGAGCATGTGTCGCGGTGGCATGGCCCCGGTGGATGCTCCGTTCTTCCTGCGGCGGACAGGCGAGCCTGCCTCGACGAGAACGGAGTGATTCCCTTTTTGGTTTTTCTTCGTGCCCTTGCGCGAATACCCGACGATGCCGATGGCTGTCCCGCGGAAAGCCTCACCCGATCCGCGGGAGACCTTCTTCCCGAACTTCACCACGGTGGTGACCGACCGCCGCAGGTTGCCGGTTTTTCCGCGGGGTGTCGCGGCCTTCAAATCCTTGTTGAACGGCTTGATCGATTCCCGGATGGCCTTCTTCAGGTACTTCCGGGCCAGCGATCCAGGGAGATTGGCATAGGCGCGGATCAGGTCATCGATGTCGCGGTTCGACTTCTCACTGAAGAAGGCGGAGAAGAACAGGCCTGGGGCACTCATGTCTTTTTCTCCGCGGCCTGAATCGTCTGCTCCGGGTCGGCGTCATCCCCGACGACCGATGACACCACCAGGATCCGGCCGAGCCGGCTCTCCCAGACGATCCGGCAGGAACCGTCGAGGCCCGGGACCGAGGGGACGACGATCAGGTAGGATGCCTGCCCGGATGTCTGGCCCTGGTCCTGGGACTCGCTGTAGCCGATCTGCTCGATAGATCCCCGGCGGCGGGCGACCTTGACCCAGGAGATCGAGGACACCTCACCCACGGCGTTCCTGGTCTCGACCGGGCGCTCGAACCTGAACGTATGGACCTTCATGCCGGCGGCGGTGCGGTCGCCCATCAGTAGGCTCCCGTGATCGAGATCGACGCCAACAGCGTCTCGATGCCCATGGGGAGCTCGTTGGCGATCGTGCCTGTGACCACGCCTTCCCGGTTCTTGAAGCCGTGGGCCACGAACAGCAGGATCACGGACTCGGCGGCGGGCTCGATCCGGCCGCCAGCGGGGGGCCCTGCCCAGAACGTGACGACCAAGGGGGAGTCGTCATCGAACGTCGGCCAGGTCGTGAACCGGATCACCGCTGGGGTCGAGTCAGAGTCGATCGTGTAGGTGGCTGGGTTGATTGCCACTCCGCCCACGGTGATGGCCAGCGGGTGCGTCCCGTCCACCAGAACCGGCGGGAGCGGGATACGGAGCTCGTCACGGTGGTGGTAATGCTGGTGGAAGAGACCGTGGTGGTGGTTGTGGTTGTCGAGGTCACCGACGATGGTGGCCCTGAACTGCCGGGTGGCCAGTGTTGTCCCGAGCCTCTGCTCCACAAGCCGGCGGCCGGTGGAGATCAGACGAAGCAGGAGGGCGTCGTCGTCGGACTGCTCCGGCAACAGCCCCACCTGGCCCTTTGCCGCAGCGAGGGAGACGGGCTCGACTTCGGCCTCGGAGAGTTGCTTCAGCGATCGGAGCTTGAGCATCGGCCCTCCGGATCACTTGGTGGCGCGCTGGATGTTCTTCGGCTTCTGTGCATCGGCTCGCTCGATGACGGGCTCGACGGCGGGATCTGGGGCGGCGACGAACGTGGCCAGGCCGCTGTCGACGAGGTGGCGGGCAAGCCCCTCGGGGAACGACACGACGGCACCGGCCTGGTGATCGCCCCACTCGGAGCGGAACTTGATCGAGAGCGAAGGCATGGACATCGGGGGCTCCTGAAAGAAAAACGGCCGGGCGAGGTTGTTTCCTCGCCCGGCCGCGGAGAGTCACGGGCGGATGATGGGATGGGATCAGCTGGTGGCCTGGAGGATGGCACCGGCGTACTCGGGGCCGTGGTTGCTCAGACCGAACCGGCCGTGAGCGAGGAAGACCGTCTGGTTTTCGCGGGCCTTGAGCTCGCGGAGCGGGGTTACCGAGAGCTCCTTCCGCATGGCCAGGGCGGTGGTCATGCGGTAGGCACCGTAGACGGCGAGGACGTTGGCCGGCAGAGCGTCGGTCTTGTAGACAGGAACTCCCCAGACCGACATCCCCGGGGCACCACCACCGACCATCGGCTGGACGAACCGCGTCCCCTCGAGGGCGAGGAGTTGGCCCCAGCCAGCGGCCGAGACGACCCAGGCGAAATCGCCCATGACCATTGGATCGATGGATCCGATGACCGTGCCGACGTTGGCCGCGGAGATCGTTCCGCCGACGGCGACGGTCGCCTTGCGGCCAGCCGAGATTCCGGCGTAGAGCCCGGCGATCGAGTTGCCGGCATGGCCCGCCAGCCAGGTCGAATCGTAGAACTTGGCGTAGGCGTTGCCTATGAACTGCGTTACATAGCTGGCAACGTCGATGGGCGAATCGTCCAGCAGGTTGTTCGACACATCGACTTCGGCCTTCGCGTCGTAGACGGTCAGCGTCACCTTCGAGGTCGTCGGATCCTGCGCGGTGGGCGCGGTGCTCTCGGCCACGAAGTCGGCAGTCACCGCCCCGAGCTTCGGGACGTCGACCGTCCGGCTGTTGGTGTTGAGCGTCAACGCGAGTTGCGCCCCGATCGACTGCCGGTTGATGACGTTGACGATCTCGTTGTACAAGTCCACCGGCGGGTTGAACTCGGGCCCGGCACCGGCGGAGCCGGTCTCGGACAGGGCCCGGGCGTTCACTGTGCCATCACGGAGGCCGCGGAGATACTGGGAGACGCGGAGGAGACGGGCCTCGTCGGAGTAGACCGTCCGGCCGAAGCTGGTCAGCTGCTGGGCCTGGGCCTGCTCGCCCTCGCCAGAGCCGCGGCGGTCGGCAGCGTTGCTGGCCGCGCGGGTCATCCGGGCGAGACGCGCGTCGGTGGCATTCTCCCGCTCGAGCTCCGCCGACACGGCATCGGCCCGGGCTTCGAGCTCACCGAGGCGGCCGAGGTTGTCGGCCTGTTCCTGATCGCTCTCGGGGGCGGCCGATCGGAGGGTCTCGATGTCGGCGTGGATCTTCGATGCCTCGTCCTGGAGCTTGCGGCGGTTGCTGACGGGATTCATCGGGGATCTCCGTGGGGCGGTGTGCGGTGTCGACGATGACGCACGATCACGGAGAAGCCGATGTCGGTGAAGTTTCGGTGGTAACGTACAACCGCTTTACTTCCGGCAGCCGCAGGGGCAGTCCTTTTCGCATCGCAACGGCCGGCGTGCCCTACCGGGCGTTCCACGCGATCCGGCGATCACCCAGACCCGCTCGGCCCTCGACTACCTGCCCGCCCTCGATCTCGGCGAGGAGGCGGAGTTCGTGCCGGAGGCGGAATAGGCTGATTTTCCCGCGG